CAGGATGTCGATAAAAATATGTGGGTACAAAACAATACTCTCAAACAAAAAATTACTCAACTTGAAGCTGAAATTATATCTCTTAATAAAGATATAAAAGCTATGAAAGAAGTTGAAGAAACTGAAACTGAAGAATAAAAAAAGGGCCGCGAAAGCGGCCCTAAGTTTTTATCCGTAACTCTTAATCTTATGTCAAGATGTTGTCAACACGGAAAATTCTGTAGTACTGGTTAGAACGGTTAGCCGCTAGACCATCCGCAGCATCTGAACCAACGAATGGGTTTGATGCCATGCCATAACGAGTTTTAAACCCGATACGTGGCTGGAAGTCGTTCTCACCAACTGCACGTACCATAGTTAGTGGTACGTATGGGCAGTAGAATACACCTGCGTCATATGGGTTTGTGCCCTTATAACCAACAGTGATGTAATCTGTGTTTGCATATGGATCGATATACACACGGATACGGCCGTTTAGAACACCTGCAAATGTGTTACCTGTGTCATCAACATTCAAGTTTGTTGACAACGCTGGAGCATAATCCAACATACCTGAAGCCGCAAGCGCTGTAGCAACGTCTGAAGAACAGATAACCATGTTACCTTTTCCTCTACGTGTTTCTTTTGCGATTGTGTTTGCTTCACGATCTAGTTGAACGCCAAGACCTTTGAATTTTTCAGCTGACCAACGACCATCGGCATCAGATGACAAGTCAAAGATACCTTTAGTTGTTACGTTAGCTTGACGTGCACCAATTTTCGCTTGAGCGTTAATTGTGCGAACAACCTCACGGTTAATTTCAGCCAAGATTTCTGTTGACAAGATGTTTGCCAATTCTGTCTCTGCGTCTAGACCATGGATTGCTTTCAAGTCTTGTGCAAGCTCTAGTGTATATTCTGCTTTCAACGCACGTGACTTCGCTGTCACAGTTGCTTTTTCAATGGTGAAACCCATTTCAGCAAATGCCTCACCAGTATTACCTAGTGCTTCAGCTTCTGCTGTTGTGTATGCATCACCAGTTACTGGAACGTAGTCTGCACCTGAATCAACGATGGTTGCGTCTGCATCAGTATCTGAGATACCTGCTAGACCAGATGGACCTTCTGAACCACCTGAAGTAGTTGAAGAATCACCTGAGTAGTTAACTAGCGCTTCGTTGAATAGTGCTTCTGTACCTGAACCTGTACCAACTGCACCAGCTTTTGTTGTTTTGTAGCGTGATTTCATTGCAAAAATCAAGCCTGTTGGACCTGACATTGGCTGAACACCACAAATATCGTACGCCATTAGGTTTGGCATCGCACGACGTACTAGTGAGATTAGAATTGGGTTCCAGTTAGATGCAGCACCTGTGCCACCATCTACTGTAGATACACCGTTACCAGCTGCGTTAGCTGCTGTTTCCATTAGGCCTTGCTCATGCAAAGCTTTCTCTGTATTCTCTAGAACGGCTGCAGTAACAGAACGCTTGTGTGCGTCAGCAATTGTACCCGCTGACTCTTCGTTCAATACTGGAGACCATTTCTCTACGAGACGATCATAAGTTTGTTCCATTATAGGATCTCCTAATTACTTAATTGTTTTTCTAAGGGCACTGACATAATCAGCCATTGAACCTGTCAATTCAATTGCATCATCTGCTGCATCATCTTCAGAATCTTCTGAAATTGGTGAAGTTGCAGGTGTTGCTTTGAAATAAGATTCTTTTAGAGTTGCAACTTTTGCTGCAAAATCTTCTTCTGATTCAAAGTCAATGCTCTCTGCGAGTTTAGTAAGCTTTTCAACTTGAGTGTCTGCTAGATCACGAGAAGCTTCACGAATGATTGCCTCGCGCTTATATCCTTCTAGCTCTTCTGCAAGTCCTAGAGCTTTTGCAGTTGCTTCGTTTACTTGTTCTTCAAGTTCATCGTTTGCTGCTGCAAGTTCGTCTACTAGGTCGATTTTAGACTCAGGAACTTCAACATAAGATTCAGTGAATACGTCTTTCAACTTCTCCATGAATCCTTCTGCGATTTCTGCACGTAGTCCAGATTGAATCGCTAGTTCATTTTCCTTCATCCAATTCTCAACCACATAGTTGAGGTAGCTGTCTACTTTTTCGACTAGATCTTCTTTAGTCGCTTGAATTTCTTCGTCCAATTGTGTTTGGTACTCAGTTTCAAGACGATTGATCTCTTCGGCAAGTTTAGACTTTACCGCTGCTTCAAAGATTACTGCTGTTTTGGCTTTAAACTCATCAGAGAGTGTTGCCTCAGATTCCACCAGAGCGTTAAGGTCCTCACTAAAGTCCCCATCAAATTCAACGTTTTCTGCCTTCATCGCTGCTGGAGCAGCAGGTGCTTTTTGCATTGGTTCGCTGTTACTCTTATCGCCTTTACGAGCTTTCGCTTTAGGGCCTTTATCTTCAGCTGCATCTACAGATGCTACTGATTGAGCTTCAGCATTTTTTGGATCATGAGCTTCTTCGATTTCCTCGTCGAGCTCTACATCCAGATCTTCTACTTGATCAGTCATGTTTGATACTCCTAATTAATTAGATTTCAGTAACGAGAGGAAATTTTTAAACTCACGAACCTGCGTTTCATATAGATCCGCACGCGGAGCACGTTTAATTTCAGTCTCTATTTTTTCAATTTCTTGAGCTTCAATGATGCCATTATTCCAGACCCACTCTACACCTTCCATAATTCCATTAACAAAAGCTTGTGGAGCAGATGGATCTTGTACGATATCAACCGTATTAAGCATAAAGTCATCTTTGACGTACATAGTACCGTTACGTTGCTCAAGGCTACCCATACCACGAGTTGAGACACCTAGTTGAACACCACCCTCAAGCAAACCTTTTACAATATTGCCCATTGGAGTATCCAAAATTCGTGCCTTCCCCATAACATTATTTCCCTCGCATTTGAGTTCAGTAATCTTATGAGAAACTTTATCCAAGTTAACAGTTGGTCCATCAGGGTGATTTAATTCCCCTACCGCTCTGTCCTTGGAAACCTGTTCTTTGACGTATTTGTTTACAGCACTTTCCATAACTGCTTTAGGATAAACACGTCCATTTCGGTTTTTTGATTCAGCCATAGCAAAGATACCCTCAATCACATGTGATTTAGAGCCATCTTCTTTTTTCTCTACAATGCACTGAACATCTGTTTCAGTATATTCTGTAATTAGCTTCATCAGTTAACCCTTATATTGTTTTAAAAACTCTTTTCCCATTCTTTCAGCTTCACGCTGATTTTTATAGGAATCAAGCTTTTCATTATCAATAAAAACAACAAACTCATTTTTTATTTTTTTAATCATCAGTTCATTCTTACCAATTTTTTTGGTATACACTGTATCACCAGGTAACCTTTTTTTAGATAATCGTTCTCTAATGTTTTTTAATGTTTTTGTCATTTTTTATGTTCTAACTTTTATTTATAATAGTTTTGTTCTTGAGAAGTAAATTAAACTTCTTCTTCTTCAACTTCTTCTGGTTCTAGCTCATCAATCGCTACTTCCATATCTTCATCTGAAATATCATCATCTAAATCAGCTGATTCTTCTTCATCTACCTCGGCACCATTAAACATGATGTCTGCCATTGCAATTTTTTCTTGTTCTAATGCATCATCAATTTTAGACGACATAATGTCTTTAAATGTTGGCTCCGCCTTTGCAAAATCTTGGTCAATTACGTTGTTAATTAAATCTTCGATTTCCATTATGAATTCCTTTCAATGGTAAAGCTATATTCGTTAGAGTAAGGAGTATATAAAAAACGATTATTACCGTTTGAAATACTTCTTTCGTTTGTATAATCATTATTTAAACCGGTACTATATATGTAGTCTTTTACACTTTGATTTATTACTTTAGTTTTTAAATCATCTACTGATATATTAGGTTTCATCTGTAATATACAAGCAAGGTGACCTGCAACTTGAGGAGCCGCCATACTAGTACCTGATAAATTGACTTGCGTATAAGCACTATCTAAATAATATGGAATTGCTGCAAATTGATTTGCATTGCTGCAACTACTAATAATGTTAGTACCTGGAGCATATAAGTCTACGCCAGGTCCAGTTTCAGATGATCCAGCTTTTTGCTCTACGTTTGCACTATAAACTAAAGAATCTGTATTACCAACAATAAAGGCCTGATCATCGTATGGACTAGACCCTCTATTATAATAATAACCTATATTTGAAGTATTTACAAAATAATTATCATAATCTACTCCACCTGGCACATCAATTTTTTGTCTATAATTACCAGCAGCTACAACTATATGAATACCTTCATCAATCATTTCTTGAATGTCAGTATCTATACTAGATAGTCGTATTCCGAATCTATAACCAAAAGTTTCATCGACTGGGCTACCTATCATACCCTTA